AAAACCACCCTTCGATTAGGATCAAGAATTATAGGAAAGTGTATGATGGGATCAACATCAAATGCTTTAGATAAAGGAGGTAGAAATTTTAAGAAATTATATGATAGCTCAGATGTTAAACAAAGAAACGCCAACGGACAGACTCGTTCAGGACTCTATTCTTTGTTCATACCTATGGAATGGAACTACGAAGGATACATTGATTCTTATGGCTTACCTGTATTCAACACACCAAAAAAAGAAGTTGAAGATCCTCACGGAACAAAAATAACACAAGGTGTAATAGAATATTGGAATAATGAAGTTGAAGGTTTAAAACAAGATCAAGATGGTTTAAATGAATTTTACAGACAGTTTCCGCGTACAACTAAGCATGCTTTTAGGGACGAATCACAACAATCCTTATTTAATCTAACTAAGATCTATCAACAAATAGATTTTAATGAAGATCTTAAAAATTCAATAGGTGTAACAAAAGGAAGTTTTCAATGGGAAAACGCTGAAAAAGATACTAAAGTAATATTTGTTCCAAATAAAGACGGTAGATTTTTAATTTCTTGGGTTCCTCCTGCAAATTTACAAAATAAAAGATATATAAAGAATGGTACTAATCATCCTGGTAATGAGCATTGTGGAGCATTTGGTTGTGATCCATATGATATATCAGGTACGGTAGACGGCAGAGGATCAAAAGGTTCTCTTCATGGTTTAACAAAATTTAGTATGGAGGACGTACCTCCTAATCATTTCTTTTTAGAATATATAGCTAGACCACAAACAGCTGAGATATTTTTTGAAGATGTCTTAATGGCTTGTGTATTTTACGGAATGCCAATACTAGCCGAAAACAATAAACCAAGATTATTATATCATTTTAAACGTAGAGGCTATAGAGGTTATTCAATTAATAGGCCAGATAGAAAATATAATAAGTTATCAGTAACAGAAAGAGAACTTGGCGGAATACCAAATTCAAGTGAAGATATAAAACAAGCACACGCAGCAGCGATAGAAACTTACATAAATGATTTTGTAGGTTTAAAAGAAACAGGTTATGGAGATGTATATTTTCAAAGAACCTTAGAGGACTGGGCTAAGTTTGATATTAATAATAGAACAAAACATGATGCATCTATAAGTTCTGGGCTTGCTTTAATGGCTTGCAACAAACATAGATATGCACCAAGCAATAGAAGACCAAAACTTCAGCCTGTAGATTTAGGCATTAAAAAATACGATAATAAAGGTTCAACATCAAAAATAATAAGTTAAATGGGTATATATACTAACACCAATAGCGCTTTCCCTAGTCAAGTAGTGAGCGATGCAGAAAAAGCAAGCTGGGAATACGGAACGCAGGTTGGGCAGGCTATCGAATACGAGTGGTTTGGTCAAGGGCGCACTAATGGTAATAGATATTTAACTAGTTGGAATCAATTTCACCAATTAAGATTATATGCTCGAGGAGAGCAATCAATACAAAAATATAAAGATGAATTATCTATTAATGGTGATTTATCTTATTTAAACTTGGATTGGAAGCCAGTGCCAATTTTATCTAAATTTGTAGATATAGTTGTTAATGGTATATCAGCTAAATCTTATGATATTAAAGCTTATGCTCAAGATCCTTCTTCTATAAAGAAAAGAACCAACTACGCTTCTATGCTTTACGAAGATATGGTTTCTAAAGAATACTTAGACAGTCTTAAACAGACATTAGGTATTAACTTATATCAAACTCCCAACATTGATACAGTACCTGAATCTAAAGACGAATTAGAGCTTCATATGCAACTAAGCTACAAGCAATCTGTGGAAATAGCGGAAGAAGAAGCTATAGCATCTGTACTTGCTCAAAACAAGTTTAATCTTACAAGAAGAAGGTTGAACATGGATTTAACTGTACTAGGTATGGCTGTAGCAAAAACTAGCTTTAATACTGCAGAAGGAATTACTGTTGATTATGTTGACCCTGCTTATGTTGTTTATTCTTATACAGAAGATCCTAATTTTGATGATGTATATTATGTAGGTGAAGTAAAGTCTATAACAATACCAGAACTTAAAAAAGAATTTCCAGATATTGGTGAAAAAGAACTTGAAAGAATACAAAAAATGCCTGGCAATAGTCAATATATAACAGGCTGGGGTAATTACGACGAGAATACAGTTCAGGTTTTATACTTTGATTACAAAACATATCATAATCAAGTATTTAAAATAAAAGAAACTCCACAGGGTTTAATGAAAGCTTTAGAAAAGCCAGACTCATTTAATCCACCGGAAAACGATAACTTTGAAAGAGTTTCAAGATCTATTGAAGTTTTATATAATGGTGCTAAAGTTTTAGGATCTAATGAAATGATAAAGTGGGAACTAGCTAAAAATATGTCTAGGCCTACAGCTGATACTACAAAGGTAGAAATGAATTATGCTTTATGTGCACCTAGAATGTACAAAGGCCGTATTGAATCTATTGTAAGTAAGTGTATTGGGTTTGCTGATATGATTCAGTTAACGCATTTAAAATTACAACAGGTTTTATCTCGTATGGTACCAGACGGTGTTTACTTAGATATGGACGGCTTAGCAGAAGTAGATCTTGGTAATGGAACTAATTATAATCCAGCGGAAGCATTAAATATGTATTTCCAAACAGGTTCTATAGTTGGTAGATCATTAACTCAAGATGGAGACATGAATCCTGGTAAAGTACCTATTCAAGAACTTAATAGTTCAAGTGGTCAAGCTAAAATTAATGCTCTTATACAAACGTATCAATATTACTTACAAATGATTCGTGATGTAACTGGGCTCAATGAAGCTAGAGACGGAACAGCTATGGATAAGAACTCGCTTGTAGGATTGCAAAAGATGGCCGCTAACGCATCCAATGTAGCTACTAGACATATTAACCAGTCTAGTCTTTATATTACTCTTAAATTGGCCGAAAACATTGCGCTTAAAATAGCTGATGCATTAGAATTTCCATTAACTAGAAGTGCTTTGCAAAATTCTGTATCCACATATAACATTAAAACGTTAGACGAGATAATAAATTTAAACCTTCATGATTTTGGTATATTCTTAGAATTAGAACCAGACGAAGAAGAACAAGCTCAATTAGAAAACAACATACAAGTTGCATTGCAACAAGGAGGTATTGATTTAGAAGATGCTATAGATTTAAGAAACATTAAAAATCTTAAGCTAGCTAATCAAATGCTTAAAATAAAACGTAAGGCTAAGGCTAAGCAAGACCAAGTAAACCAACAAGCTAATATTGCTGCTCAAGGACAGTCTCAAGCAGATACAGCTGAAAAAACTGCAATGGCAGAAGTGCAAAAGCAGGAAGCTATAATGGGTGCTAATGTTCAATTCGAGCAATCAAAAAGTCAAATGGAAATACAACGTATGGAAATAGCTGCTCGATTAGATGCACAAAAAATGCAAACTAAATTTCAGTACGATATGCAGCTTAAACAACTTGATGTTCAAAATACACAACAAAAAGAAGGTGCAATTGAAGATCGTAAAGATACCCGTAGCAAAATGGAAGCTACACAACAAAGTGAACTTATAAGTCAAAGACAAAATGACAGTTTGCCAATAGACTTTGAAAATAAATCTGAGGAGGGTATACCGACTCTTATGTAAAAAGTAAACAATTATTTAATTATATTATATTATGTCAGAAACAAAAACAAATGAACCTGTTAAACAGGAAGGTGAGTTTAAAATTAAAAAGAAAACTCCTAAAAAATTAACACCTCTCAGCGCTGAACCTATTAAGGTTAATATTAAAGAGCCTTTAATTGAGTTAGAGCCAGATGTTAAAAAAGTAATAATACCTAAACAAGAAGAAGATGCCATTCCAATCGGAGAAACAGAGAAAGTATCTGTGGAAAAATCACCCGGAGATAGCACAGAGATGGGAGAACCTGTACAAGAGTCCAACGAAACTACTGAAGGGTTTTCTGCAATTAAAGAAGTAGTTGAAGAAAAAATTACCGAGGTACAAGTAGAAAAAGCAATACAAGATGAAAAAATTCTTGGAAAAACTTTACCTGAAAATATTGAAAAGCTAGTTTCATTTATGGAAGAAACAGGTGGAACAATAGAAGATTATACTAGATTAAATGCTGATTATTCTCAAGTAGATGATATTACATTATTAAAAGAATACTATAAAAAAGAAAAACCTTATTTAGAAGGTGAAGACATTGATATGCTTTTAGAAGACTTTGTTATTGACGAAGACATTGATGAGGATAGAGATGCACGCAAAAAAAGAATTGCGTTTAAAGAAGAAGTTGCAAAAGCCAAAAGCTATTTGGAAGAAACAAAGAGTAAATATTACGACGAGATCAAGTTGAGACCGGGCGTTACTCAAGATCAACAAAAAGCTACGGACTTTTTTAACCGATATAATAAGCAGCAAGAAGCAGCTGAGCAACAACACACACAATTTAAAGAAAGTACTAAAGAACTTTTCAACGATAATTTCGAAGGTTTCGATATTAAAGTCGGTGATAAGAATTATAAGTACAACATTCAAAATCGTGATAAAGTTGCAGAAAGCCAATCAAACATTAATAACCTTGTCGGGAAGTTCCTAGACGCTGAAGGTAATGTTAAAGATACGAAAGGCTATCATAAAGCTATGTATGCTGCTGACAACGTGGATAAGATCGCTTCTCATTTTTATGAGCAAGGAAAAGCCGACGCTGTAAAAGAAGTTGTAAGCAGTTCTAAAAACCTAAGTAGTACTAAAGCTAGATCTACTCAAGGAGAAGTGTTTATAAATGGACTTAAGGTAAAAGCAATAAGCGGTACTGATTCCAAAAGCTTACGAATTAAAACAAAAAAATTTAACTAAAAAAAACTAAAAAATTATGGCTTTAACTCCACAATTTGGAAGCTTAATCCCTTCCTCTAGACAGGAGCTATTAAATAGCAACTATCTACAATTTA